GTGCACGCTGGAACTCATCAAGCATAGTAGCACGAGCCACGTACTTTTGTTCGTCCTTAGTGTTTTCTAGTATTTTTTGCTGTAACGCTAGTTTAGGTTGCATTAAGTCAGCTATATAAGAAACTACAGTATCTTTGGTGTATTTTCTACTACATAGATATTCTGCTGCTTCTTTATACTCTTTCATACGGTTACTTGCTAAACCTAGTGCTTCTTCAGCAGTGGTTATTAAATCACCGTCAAAAGCTTTAGTATGAGCCATTTTAAAATGTGGCTGAGTTTTATCGGCTAACGCCATGCTAAGTGTATTATTACACACTACCCTAATAGGTGTGAATCTAATTTCGTTAGACTTACCCCACTCGTGACTCACAGACACAAGTAAATTACCTAATACTCTATCGTCTCCTGGTAGCGTAAAGCTTTCATCTACTTTAGCCATACCCCATATTTGACGACCGTCTTTTAATGACCCCGCAGTTTCCATAGTCATATTACCAGCGTCGGTAAATTTCTTAAAAAACGTAAAAGCGTCACGGTTTTGGGTTGGTATAAACTTTGGTCCACATGGTCCAAATACTTGGTTATCACTATCACGTACTAATAGTGAGTGGTTAGGTGCCATGATTAAGTCTTTAGACTTATCAGGGTCAGCGTTATCATATGTAAATATTTCACGCTTACTTACTGTCCAATCAAGTCCAGCTTGTACTAACATTTCGTCTGGTGTTAAGTTACTATCAACTTTAACACCTAGCCCATGCCAGGGAACTTCCCCTGCATAAGCCATAGTTTCAACGGCTGCTGCCATAATAGTACCTCCTTAAAGGTTGTTATGTTAGCCTGTATTAGCTAACTACCTTTATTAAACTATAAGTCACTAGTGATTAAAAGGATATTCAAAATGATCATTTACCAACGGTTGAAGAATCGTATTTACCTTTTATAAGTCTAATGTTTTGAATATCTAACCATTCTCTTAACTGAGTAATTCTTTGTTTAGTGGTTAGTTCAGGTGTGTTATCTATTTCAGATTTTTTATCCATGTATGCTTTATAACCAGTGTAGTAATCTCCGTTACCTAGTTGGTTGAACCTTACTATCTGCCACACACGTGCTTTGGTAATCCCATATTTGATTCCTATTTCTTCTAGGGTCATGGCTTCTTTCCAGTAGTGTGAGTATATATTTGAATACATAGTATCTTTTTCTGTACGTTTAGTCATTAAAAAACTCCTTATAATGAACCGTTGCTTCTCCCCAGTTTTTACCTATCTCCGCATCAACTTTATTGGGAACACATAAAGGTGTGCATTCTGCCATGATTTTTATTATAGTCTCACACTGGTGTGTGTCGGTTACTGAGATGTCTAACTCATCATGTACTTGAGTGTGTGGGAGTATACCTTCTTTGTATAACTCTACCATAGCTTGTTTAGTCATATCTGCTGCTGAACCTTGTATAAGTCTGTTCATAGCTTTATAGGTGTAGGCTCTTTTAACCTGACTACCATATTCGGTAACAGCTTTTTCATAAGGGTAGGGTGGTTTTCTATCATTCTTAGGCTCATATAAATTAAACCTACACTTACGACCAGCGATAGTAGTGATATATCCACGGTTAGCCCCTAGCCTAGCACACTGATCTCTTAAACCTTTGATAAAAGGTACTCTTTTATGATAGGTATCAAATAATATTTCTGCTTCTTGCATAGATAAGTCTAGTTGTTTAACCAGCTTTTCTTTACCCATACCATAACTAAGACCTAAGTTAATTATTTTAGCTTCTTTACGACTTATGTTAGCCATGTCTGCCACAACCTGATGAAAGTCTGCGTCTTTATTACGGTAAGCATCTACTGCATCTGCTGCACCTTCTTGCTCGGTAGCTGAGGCATAGTGTACTGTTAATCTAGGTTCTTGCTGAGAGTAATCGAACACACCCCAGTAGTGGTCTTTTTCTGGTACAAAGATACTACGTATAAGTGGACCAATGTCTTCGTTACGGGCTGGTACTTGTTGTAGGTTAGGATTACTACTACTGAATCTACCTGTTACTGTGCCTCCACGGTCACTACGTAACGGATGAAGTTCTCCGTGTATTCTACCGTTTACGTTATGCTCTAGTATCATTTTATCTATAAAGGTAGTTCTAGCTTTGTTTAACTTACGTGCTCTTACTATATTATTAGCTAACTTATGGTCGTGGTTTTCTAACCAATCACCTGAAAAAGAAGGGGCGTTAGTTTTAGGAGTGCGTGGGTAACTTAACCCAGCTCTATCAAACACGGTAGCTACTGACTGTGCTGCCCATAGGTCTGGTTTAGTACCGAACTCTTTATGGATAGCGTTTAATATTGAGTCTTCTTCTTTCTTTAATCTTTTACTTACTTTTTCAGCTACATCTAAATCTACTGGTACACCTTTATATCTCATGTCTAAAAGTATAGGTATAAGTGAAGTTTCTAGGTCGTAAATTTTACCTACGTTTTCTAACTTAATTAATTCTTTAAACACCTGCCATAGTTTTAATGTCAGCTCTGCATCTTGCTCGCCGTATGGACCAACATATTTGGCTGGTAGTTTATACATTTCACTTTTAGGGTTTAACCCATAAGCTTCTGCTGCTTCAATAAGTAAAGTTTCATCTTTAGTTTCTCCGCAATATTTTTCACCTAAATTATTAAGTGAGTAGCTGTATTGATTCTCATCTATTAAAGGTGCTGCGAACATGGTGTCTTGTATTTTACCGTTCACCTTAACCCCATAACGTTTTAACCAACCCATATCATATAAAGAATTATGAAATATTTTATCGTTTTCGTACGTCATCTGTTTAGTAAACCAACGTAATACTAAACCTTTATCTAAATTACCACCACCTTCGTGTTGTATAGGGAAGTACATACTAAAGTCTTTAGTCGCTACTCCTATACCAGTAATATATCCCGTATCGGGGAAAGCCCAAGATGGACCATGAGACATTAATAGTGGGTCGTATGTCTCTAGATCTATAGCTACCTCGCTGTATCCACTCAGGTCTGGTAAACTACTTGGTGGTGTCCAGTCCACCTCAGGCGTAAATAAACTTATTTGTCTTTCTTGCATTTTATCCTTTCTCTAAGTTCGCTACTACTAAACGTGTGTTGTCTGTAGTTATAGTAAACTTCTTTACTAGGTAAATTAAATTCTTCTTTACCTGTAAAATGTTTATTCATATACTCTTCACCTATAATTCTTACGTCCCAAGGTATAGTCCTTAATATATTGCGTACGTCTTCTTCACTTTCATATACTATAGTTTCGTCTACGTACCTACAAGCGTTTACCTGTATTTGACGCTCTAATAAACTTTGTATAGGTTTATTTTTATCTGAGTTTTCTTTATTAGGGTCAGCGTGTATACAGGCTATTAAATAGTCACACTCACCTTTAGCTTCTGATAACATAGCTACGTGTCCAGCGTGAAATAAATCAAAAGCACTAAACGTTATACCTCTCTTCATTGTGTAAAATACTCTTTATCTTGTTTAGGTTTACTGGTAACGTGAGCCTCTACTAACAGTAAGTACCTACGTAAATCACGTATATCATCTAATATGCCTGTATCAGTAAGGTCATCTTTAATAGTTTTAAATACGTCATAGTTATTCTTACCTACCTGATTCTCTATCCTATCCCACTTACGGGCTAACATCATAAATGCACCTACCCCACCACGTTTACGCCAACTATCACCGTAACTTTTTTGGGCTTCCTCTAAAGCTGTTACGTCGCCGTGTGCTAGTAAATCTATAAAATTAAAATCACTACCTTCCATTTATATACCTCCATATATTTTAGTGAGGTACCCAAGTAATTGTTTACCTCTTTTATTTAAATCGTTATCAGCTAGGTACTCAACACCGTTGCTAAAAACTTCATTCATATTAGTATTGCCTAAACGTCTTTGACGTACACAAAATACTAACAACTCAAACATATCAGCTTGTTTACCTAACTTAACCTCCTCAGGTTTTAATTGATAACTTATACCTATATCGTTTTCGTATTTGTCTTCTATCCTTTTTAACACACTAACTAAATCAGGGTTAGCCCATTTAACAGGGGCAGGAATATCACCAGTAAATAATTCAGCTACGTCATGTGTTAACGCTCTTAATATAGCTTCTTTACTTACGTTAGGCTCTAGATACTGTAGTATCATAGCCACGCCCCAAGAATGAGAAGCCACCGACTGCTCACCTATCGTTTCTAGGGTGTGATAACGCTTAATAGTTCCACCACGTATCATATTGAATAAATCATTCATATCTGTCATTACACATTTTCTCCTTACCAAAGTAACACCACTTACAACCGAATGTGCTAGGTTTAGCTGGGAACTCGGTAGCGTCGGTCATGGCTATAGCACGGTCATTTAATTTCTTTTGTTTGTGTACTATATTTTCTGCACTATATTCATACCTGTCTATTTTGCCATGGTCTAAGTACCACAGTTCAGTAGTAATAGTTTTTATTTCAGGCATACGTTCTAATACCACAGCTCCATATAACTCACACTGTTCTCTGTGTGTCTCCTGATTACCGTCATATCTTCCAGTTTTAAAATCTATAACTCTGGCGGTATCAGTACCGTCTATGTGTACAAAAGAATCAACTTTAGCCCTACCCCATGTAGTTTCACCGAACCATGGTGCTTGTTTCCAGTCTTTATCAAAAGCCCAATCACCCTCACATGTTACGTAACCTTTAAGGTGTAAGTCTTTTAATACGTCAAAAGCTTCTTCAAAGTCGGCCAATTCTTTAGGTATAGTTTCATACCTACCTCTTATATAGTCTTCACACATAGTGTGAATGTCCTTACCTCTGTCCATAGCCTTATTTCCAGGCTCTTTAATACGTTTTACATAAGCAAAATGTGCTTTCTTAGGACAACTTTCAAACGTTGCTAACCTACTATAAGACCATTGATTTATTTTATCACTCATTTAGCTCTCCTTAACAGCCAGTCAAACCCTGCGGTAGACCAATCTGTTGCTATACAGTTTTGTACTTCTGACATAGCGTCATCAGTTTCTCCTTGCTTATGTAAAAACCATGCATCTTGTAAAGGCACAGCTACATGACTAAAAAAGATATCATCAAATTCTATATCTTCAAAAGGTTTACGTTCTAAGAATTTATATAAGTCTTTATTCCAGTCTTCTATATTATTACTGTTAACCATAGGGTAATAATTAATACCTCTATTTTCATAAGGGTTTTCAAA